ATCGAACTCAAGGGCCACTACACCCCCGGTTACGCCGGGTTCGACGGAATCGTGAACCAGCGGTTCGGCCAGGACTCCGACGTCAATGTGTGCTACGGCGCGCTGGGTTGGGGCGTGCTGAACCCGGTGGTTATGCAGCCGTCGGTAATCACCAAATATGACATCGACGCCAAGCTCAAGGGCGCCGTGGAAATCGACTCGGTATTCACCGCTCGTGGTGCCGTGGACGACGGATATCAGCTGCTCGCGCCGAACTCGTACCTGACCGGCGCCTCCGGTGTGTCGAATGTGCTCGACGACACGCTCACCACCGGCGCCACCGCGGGTGGGTGCGCGGCGCACATTCACCTGATGTCGCTGACGGGCACCACGCCCAGCCTGGCGGTGAAGCTGCAGTCCAGCGCGGACGGCACCACCTGGGCGGACATGCCTGGCATGACGTTCACCGCGCTCACCGCGATCGGTTCGCAGCGGCTCACGCTGCCGAACGGCACCGCCATTCCGGCGTTCATCAAGGCCAGCTGGACGCTGTCCGGCACGGGCTCGCCGATCGCGTCGGCAATGGTCGGGTTCAGTCGAGGCGTCGTCTTCCAGTAATGGTCGATGTACGTATCACGTTCGAGTGGCAGGGGCTCGAGGGTGTCCGTCAGGACATTGACCGAATTCAGGGTGCCCTTGAGCCCCCGTCACTCACCGATTCGCTCGGGATCGGCGCCGACATCTTCGTCGAAGAAGCGCGGGGATTCGCGCCGAGATTGACTGGTGCGCTGGCTGAGTCGATCGACAAGAACAGGGAGACGGACGGCTGGGGCTGGGTTGTCTCCCCCTTCGCCAATCAGCAGGGCGAGGTGTACCTCTACGCCGCCACTCAGGAAACCGGTCAGATTCACACGGGGAACATGAGGTTCCTTGGCCGCGACGGGTGGGTCAGTCCCCAGATGGTCGACATCCCCGGCACTGGCTACATGCAGAAAGCATTCGCGTCCGGCGAAACATCCGCCGCGGAAGCCATCAAGGAAGAGATCAAAATCAAGATGGCCCTCTAAGGGGTCCTCTGCCTTTCAGAACATGGAGATATCCCGTTGAGTGACACGACTTCCAATGACCTCCCGGTCATCAGCTCGTCCCGGCAGATCCGGTGGGAAGTGGCCCGCGAACTGGTGCCCGTCCCCGAGTGGGGCTGCCAGGTCTGGACGAATGAGCTGACCGGTGAGGAAAAGGACGAGTACCAGTCCGGCATGTTCGACGTGGACGGCAGCGACTACACGTTGAACTTCAGCAACAACACCAACCGGCTGGTCGTCTTCGCCGCCCGCGACGAAGCCGGGAACCGGCTGTGGCCCAACACCAAGCGTGGTGTGGAAGAGGTCGCCAAGCTGGGCTCTGCTGGCGCCGAGCGAATCGCGGAGGCCGCCCGCCGGCTGTCGAAGATGACCAAGGAGTCGAGGAAGGTCGTCGCGGGAAATTCCGCGGCCGGCCAGACCGGCTCTTCCAACAAGAACTCGCACTCGCCCTCGGGTACCCCAGTCGCCGCCGTCTCTTAGGCGATATGACGGCCAGTGACCTGGTCGAATGGGAAGAGTTCGTCAAGTTGCGCGGCCCCATCGGGGAAGTCCGCGCCGATTACCGGGCTGCGCTCATCGCATTCCACGCGCACGCCCCATGGCGCAGCGACGAAGCACCTGAACCAAAGCTGACCGATTTCCTTTTGTGGCGCCAGGACGACGACGCCGTAACCACTCATGACCTGGAAGAAGGTGTCGACTGGTGGCTGACTCAGAGCTGACTATCAAGGTCGACGCCGACGTCGAGGACGCCATCGCGCAGATCGAGGAACTCAAGGCGCTCCTCGACAGCATCCGCGACGGGTCGGTCACCCTTGAGGTCAACACCGATCAGGTCACCGAGGCAGCCGCCGAGTTGGCGGCGCTCAAAGCGGCCGAGGATGCGGCCGGCGAGACGGTCAAGATCGACGTCAACACCGACGGGGTGGCCGAGGCCATCACCGAGCTGGAGGCGCTCAAGGCCGCTGAGGCGGCGGCTGAGGAGACCGTCCACATCGACGTCGACTCCGACACGGCGTCGACTGCTGCGACCGCTGTGGAGGAGCTGGGCGCCGCCGCGGTGGCAGCAGAGCAGGGTGTCCAGGCCCTGGAGTCCACCACCAACGCCGCCGCGCAGGGGCTGACGGCTGTCGGGTCCGGGGCGACGGCGGCCAGTCAGGGGCTCACCGCGATCGAGTCTGGGGCCACTGCCACCGCGCAGGGCCTGACCGCGATCGAGTCGGGTGCCACGGCGGTGGGCCAAGGCCTGACCGCGATCGAGTCGGGGGCTACCGCCGCCGGGGAAGGGCTCACCGCGATCGAGTCGGGCGCGACCGCCGCCGGCCAGGGGCTCGTCGTCGCCGAATCGGGGGCGCAGAGCTTCTTCATGGGGCTCACCGCGATCGAGTCCGGCCTGACCGCCGCCGTGACGGGCTTCACCGCGTTCGAGCAGGCCGGGCAGACCACGGTCGAGTTCCTGGGCGTCGTGGCCAGCGGTGCGCAGGTCGCCGAGCAGGGCTTCATCGCCCTGGAGTCCGGGGTCACCACGGTCGAGCAGGGCTTCACTGACCTGGAGCTGGGCGTCGCGGATGTGTTCAACACCATGAACAACCTCGACCAGATCGTCGGGACGATCACCGGCGCGCTGCAGGGGATGGGCTCGACTCTGCAGGGGATCGGGTCGGGGATCTCCTCGGCGTTCGGTTCGGTGCAGGCGGTGCTGCAGCTCGTCGCCACGGGTCTGATGTTGTTCACCGCCGCCGCCGGTATCGCGGCCATCGCGGCGGCGGCCCTGGTAGCGGCTGTTGCCCTGCTCGGTGTGGTCGCTGTGGCCGCGTTCGCCGGGTTCGGCATAGCGATGCTCGCCGCGGGTGCGGCGATCTCGGCACTGGTTGTCGCTTCGATGACCGGGTCGAAAGAAATAAGGGGGCAGTTCCGCGACCTCGCAAAGCAGGTCCACGGATTTGTAAATGAGATCGCAAAGCCTTTCGAGTCTGTGATCCATGAACTGCTCTCCCAACTGCATCAGGTCATTGATCAAATCAAGGGCCCGCTGATCAACGCGTTCCGGGAAATCGCCGGTGTGGCACGCGGCGCGATTAACCCCGTGATCCAAACGATCAAGGAACTGGCAAACGCGTTCGCCAATATCACCCACATTCTCGCCCCGCAGTTCGCCCAATTCTTCCAGGCGCTGCCCGGTTTGGTGAGCGCCGGAATTGACGCCGTGACGCACATGGCGCAGGCGTTCCACGACGTGTCCGGGGCGTGGCACACGGCGGTCCCGGCGGCCGAGGAACTGATCCGCAAGCTCGGCGACATGGGCGCCACGCTGATCCGTATCGGCGCCGAAAACATCACGCCATTCATCCACGACGTGGATTCCATGCTCGACCACACGCGGACTATGGCCACAAACCTTGAGCCCGCGATTCAGCCGGCGATGAAGGCATTCACCGATCTGTACAACGTGGTCGCCGATGCCATCGGCAATTCGAGCGACAAGATCGGCGCATTCGCCGGGACCGTGTCGAAGGACTCGGGGCAGATCGGCGGCGAGGTCCAGTCGATCATCGACATCGTCACGACTCTGGGCGGCTATTTCGTGGACGCCCTGGCCCAGTCGAAGCCGGCGATTGATGGACTGCGCGACGCGGTGCAGCAGAACGGCCCGCAGATCGTGGATGCGCTGCGGGATGTGATCACATTCCTCACCAACCTCGCCACCGCCATTACCACCGTAATTGGGTGGGTTGAGCGGCTGAAGGAATTCCTCGGCCAGGGCGACGACGCGATGAACGATTCCGCGACCGCCGCCGCGAACTGGACCCGCGGCCTGGTCGGGCTGCCGCCGGTGCTCAACGACTCGGCGAACAGGGCCAAGGACATGGGCACGGCGGCCGGCGACACAGCGCCGAAGCTCGACGAAGCGGCGAAGTCCGCCCAGGGGCTTCAGCAGCAAGCCTCGCAGCTACCCGCCCCCGTGGACGGCGCGGCGAAGTCCACCAAGGGGCTCGGTGACCACGCGAAAGACGCCAAGAAGCCGATTGATGACCTCACGAAGTCGGTCGAGGGCCAGAAGCCGCCGATGGACGCGACGGGTCACGCCGCACAGCAGATGTCGACCGACACCACCCATGCGCTCAAGGACATGGCGGACCAGGGCCACACCAACATCGACAACCTGACCGGTTCGCTGGACAAGCTGAAGGCGGAATTGACCGGCGATCTGCCGACCAAGATCACGACAATAACCACCGATTTCAAGGATCTGGGCACCTCAATCCAGCCACTAGCCGACCCACTGAAGAAGGTCGGCGACGATTTCAAGGCGCTAAAGGACACAATGGGTCCGCTGCAGGCGCCGCTGGATAAGGTGACCAAGGACTTCGCGGACCTGAATAAGAACGTCGGTCCGCTGGCGGGTCCATTCGGCAAGGTGTCGACCGACTTTAAGACCATGACGCCGATGGTGCAGCAACTGGCCGGGCCATTCGGTCAATTCACGAAGGACTTCACGACATTCGCTGCGCAACTAAAGGCCGCCGCCGGCCTGTGGACGATATTCGTCAAGGACTTTACTACCTTCGACGCCCACCTGAAGGCCGTTAGTCCGCTGTGGGCCACCTTTGTGAAGAACTTCACCACATTCGCGGCTCAGCTCAAGGCCGTGTCTCCATTGTGGACCGCATTCGTGAAGAATTTCACCGCATTCGACGCCCAGCTCAAGGCTGTCACCCCATTGTGGACGGCGTTCGTGAAGTCGTTCCAGCTGTTCGCGGCGCAGCTGCAGCAGGCGGTTACACGGTTCGCCCAGCTGGTCAAGTCGATGCAGCAATTCGTGCAGCAGATGACGCAGGCCGTCACGGCGATGAAGCAGTTCGAAAAGGAACTGACTCAGGCCCTTCTGTCGATCCAGCAATTCCAGCAGGCCATTCAGGTGGCCGACACCATGACCGCCCAGTGGACGACCGATCTCGGCACCGCGGTCGAGCAGCTGTACCAGGTGCAGCAGCAGGTCGAGTACCTGATCGGCAGCTTGATCGACATGGAGCAGTGGCTGACCAGGGTCGTGCAGCGCTTCGACGAGATCACCCAGATCGCACCCGAAGCCGGCCGGGCCATGGAGTCGGCGTTCGAGGACGGCGACAAGGCGGCGAAGAAGCTCGACGAGACCGTCAAGAAGCTGATCGAGGACCTGCAGAAGCTCATTTCCTTGATGAAGGAGGCCGGGCTCTCTGGTGGCAGCAGCACCGGCGGTTCGGCCGCTGGTGGTGCCGCGCAGGGCAGCGCCGCTGTGGGTGGCGCCACCGGCGCCATTCAGTCGGCGTCGGCGTCGAAGGTCATGGAAGGCGTCGGGCAGGACTTCACCCAGGGCTTCGTCAACGGCATCAACTCCGGTGTCCCGGACGTGCAATCCGCCGCCACGTCGATGGCGACCAGCTCGGTGGACGCGGTCAACGAAACCCTCGGAACCGCGTCCCCGTCCCGGTTGCTGCGCGAGATCGGCCGCTGGTTCGGCGAAGGGTTCTGGCACGGCATCCGCGAGGAGGAACGCCGCTGCCGCCAGGCCGCCGAGGACACCGGGATCACCGTCATCGAGGTGCTCAAGGCGACAGCCACGGTCGACGCCCAGAACGTCGGTGAGCTGTTCGGGACGAGCCTGGCCACGGGGATCACCCAAAGCCTCGGCACCGTGAAGGCTGCCGCCCTCGGGCTGGCCTCGGCCGCATCCAACGAGGCCACAGCGACGCTCGGGCGGATGGGTCTGCTCGGCGTCGCCGGCTCCGGCGCGTCGGCGCAACCGCATGCCACGCCGTATGCCATCGCGTCCGGTGCGGCTTCGCAGGGCGGCCAGAGCCGGCACTGCGAGCACCACCTCCACCTTGACGGCAAGGAGCTACGGATCCTCGCCGATCACCGAATCGAGCGGGTCATCGACAAGTTGACCGCGGTCTCACAGGGGCAGAGGCGATGAGCGCTGTCACCACGGTCCGCCCGAACGCCACCGTCCAGGCGGGTTCCTGGACGACGGTGGGCGCGGCGAACCCACACACGGCGGTGTCGGACAACACCGACACCACCTACGTGCAGCTGACCCCACGGTGTCGCCTCGACAGCCAGAGGCTGCGCCTGGGGTTGCCGACGATCACCATCCCCACCGGGGCTCAGATCAGCTCGGTGGGGGTACGGATCCGCATCCAAACGGTGGTGTACCCGGCCCCTCAGCCGATCTGTTTGGGCTGGTTCCGGTGTCACCGCCCGCCCAACATCATCACGGTCATCATCGACTTCATCCTGCTGTTGCTGTTCGGGTGGCGCTGCCCGCGGCAGCCAACGGTGGTGTGGGTCGAGCAGGACCTGGAGGACCTGACGTCCGACCCGGACGGCAACCCCTGGACCTTGGCGTCCTTCAACCAGTTCGAGGTGCAGCTAGGCAGAGACGACTCGTCGTCGAACCCGCTGCGGATCTCTGAGGTGTACGTCGATGTCACCTACACCCAGCAGAGCACGATCACGGTCACCGCCCCGACAGGGACGATCACCACGACGTGCCGGCCAACGGTGACCTGGACCTACGCCTCGCCGGACTCGAACCCGCAGGCCTGGTTCAACGTCGCCATCTACACCGCCGCACAGGTGTCCGCGGGGGGCTTCGTTCCGTTCGTCACCCCACCGATTCAGGCCTCGGGGTTGACCTACGGGGAGGACCTGCAGTGGAACCTCACCACCGACATCACCAACGGCGGCTACAGCGCCTACGTGCAGGTCGGGCAGACCTGGCCCGGGTCTTCGGACTTCCCCTCCGGGATCGCGTCGATCACCTGGACCCAGTCCATCTCCGGCGCCCCGAACGCGGTGATCTCCAGCTCGCTGTTCGACGCCGTCTACAACCGGATCCAGCTGAACATCACCTCCGGTGGTCCAACGCCGGCCACGGTCGCCTACGCGGTCCAGGCGTCGCGGGACAGCGGTGTGTCGTGGGGTCCGGTGCGGAACGCGCTGTTGCTCACGAACACGGGCGGGACGATGACCGTCTACGACTACGAAGCCCCTTTGAATGTGCCCAGCCAGTACCGGGTGCTGGCGTACGGGCAGACCGGCGCTCTGCTGTTCGCGGCGGCCGGGTTCTCCAACGTCGTCACCGTCACCCCGATCGCCGAGGGTCCGTGGCTGAAAGATGTCCTCGACCCCACGGTCAACACGCCATTCCCCATCGCCTACCAGGGCGACGCCAGGACTGTGCGCAAGGTGCAGGCGACATTCGAGGTCATTTCCGGTGATCTCACGGCGGACAAGATCGTGGTCAACGGCCCGGAGTACGGACCGGAAGGCACCTACACGCTGAACTTCAACAGCGTCCAGGCCGGGGATTACTGGTCAGCGTTCAAGCAGCTCAACCAGTCCGGGCACATTCTCCTGGTCCAGTACCCCAATGGGGAACAGCTGTATGTGCTATTCGGCCCCGGCGCCGCCGGCTCGGACATGACCTACGACTGGGAACTGGTCCCCAACTACCGCAAGGTCAGCGTGAGCTATACGTCCGTGGCCCCGCCGCCGATCACGTCCTGAGAGGCGGTCGCTGTGCAACCCACTTCAACCGCATTCCAGGCCGCTATTCAAGGGTCACACCAGGCGATCTGCCGGTTCGACATTATCCAAAACGGCATTGTGGTCATGCAGTTGCCGATCGTGAGCGGCAACGTGACAGCGGACCGGACAGCCGCTCAGATGCGGCAATTCGACGCCGTCCTCGCCGACCCCAACGGGACGCTTACGCCGGCTGATATGTCGGCGATTCTGGCGCCGTTCGGCACGCACGCGCAAATCTGGCGCGGCGTGCTGATCACCATGGTTAGCGCCGTCCAGGACTTGGACAACAACGCTGCCACATTCAACCAGGGGACGAACAACGGAACGATCGGCGACCCGGCAACCGGGGCGCTCATTCTCGGCTGGACCTAATACCCGGCTGGCCATTCCTCGGCTGGACGTCCTAATACCGGCTTGCCATTTTCCTAGTGTCTCTCAGGGGTTCGCATGGCCAATTTCATTTTCACGATCGCAAAAGGCCGCTTCATTCAGCAGGCCTCCCTTGCCACGGGCGCGGACGCGGTCCTGGTGTGCCTGCTCAAGTCCTCAGGACTACAGGCGGACGCCTCGCTGCAGGACCAGACCACGTTGTCGTCGCTGCTGGCGTCGTCCACCGAGGCCACGTTCACGAACTACGGCCGCAAGGTCCTGACCAGCGGTTTGACCATTACCCAGAACTTCACGACCAACGTGCAGACGGTGGCGATCGGCAACCAAACCTGGTTCGCGGCCGGCGGCGCCAGCAACGACACCCTCGGGAAGTTGATCACCGCGTACCGGCCGACGTCGGCGTCCACTGATTCGGCGTGCATACCGATGCTCGCCTACGACTTCACCGCCACCACCACCGGTAGCGACCTGATTGCCCAGTTCGCCTCGGGCGTTTTCGGGACTGGGTCCTAAGCGATGCCGTACCCGGTACAGATCCTCGACGCGGAGTCGCCCGCCTACATCAACGCATATATCTCGACGGGATGGGCGCTGACGGTGGGCAGTAGCTATCAAGCCGGCGATATGCGGGTCTGCTTTATCTTTCTCTCTCCTACAACGCTTACGTTGCCGACGCCATCCGGTTGGACTCTCGCGTACAGCGCCAACGCCCCTTCGGGCAGTGGTTTCAAGACGTGGTGCTTCACTAGGAAACTCACGGATAGCGAGTCGGATGTCCCGTTGGCACCTAGCGTGGCTGCGGTCGGCTTCTACCAGGCGTGGACCGTCCGGAACCCGAATATCGCGCAGTCGATTTCGCCCACCACTAGCTACGTCCAGGTTACCGGGTCCGATCCGCTCGTGACTCAAATGGTGTGGCCAAGCGTGACGGTTACCGCTAACAGCATGCTGATGATGTTCGGCTTTACGGAATCGGCGGGGGCCGACGAAACCATCGGAACCATCCTGACGCCGCCTTCGACCACTCAACTGGCGCTGAGCCAGATGACTTCCTCTGGCTATCAGGTCGAGACCCCCATTTACGCGAGGGGGTATACCACCGCCGGCTCCTCGGGAACGAATAAGGCGGATGTTTTCTATTCGCCCGGTACGCCGCAATCACCGTATGCCGCCGGCGTGGCGTACCTCACCTTCTGCGTCGTCCATCAGCAGAACCCCGACGTCCAGCCGACAATGACGACGTCGCCGAACGAAACCGACGCGGGTGTGGTTGTCACCCCGAGCATCCCGAACACCCAGACGAACTACGTCATGTCCACCTCTCCCAACGAGGTGGACTCCGCGCCGCAGCTGTTCTCCCAACTCACCGGGTACCGGATCAGCCCGCCGTTGGCGATCCCGCAGTCACCGATCACCAACAGCGTCGTGCACTGGGATCAGGCCACGTTCGCTGACGGGTCGACGGTCACGGTGGAGACCAGTGTCGATGGCGGCCTGACGTGGCAGCTGGCGGCGAACGACCAGCCGATCCCTCGGCTGCTGCCGGGCACCAGCGTGTGGCAGACGGTGCAAACCCGGGTGACGCTGAAGCGGCTGCACGTCACCGACCCCACCCCAAGGGTGTCGAACCTGGAAGTCCGGGTCGCCACCAACGCCTCCGAGGGTGAGCTCGTGTCGTTGGGGCTGTTCTCGATCAACAACACCAACATCACGATCACCGGTGGGACCAGCGGCGGGTCGAGTGGTTCTGGCGGTGGCGGGAACGGGGTCACCGGGTCCGGTGGTGGCGCCACCGGTGGTGGGTTGTCCATCGAGATCTCAGGGGTGGACCTGTCCCGGTCGGTGTCGCGCAACGCGTGGGAGGACGTCTACTTCGTCCCGGCCGGCACGAACTACGCCACCGCGATCCACGACATCATCGAGGACCGGCTACCGGGCACCCAGTACAACTTCGCCTCGACCACCCACACCACCCCGAAGCTGATCTTCGGGATGTCGATGGACTCCGACCCCTGGCAGGACGCCTCAGACCTGGCCACGGCGATCGGGATGGAGCTGTTCTTCGACGCGCTCGGGGTGTGCACGCTGCGCGACGTCCCTGACCCCGGGACCGGCCAGTCGGTGTGGACGTTCTCCGACTCGGCGAACCCGACCATCGCCTCCGCGACGAGGTCGTTGACGGATCAGACGGTGTTCAACTACATCGTCGCCTACGGCGAGTCGGTCGACAACGCCGTCCCGGTCAGCGCGGTGGCGTTCGACGACAACCCGAACTCGCCGACGTACTACTTGGGGGCGTACGGGAAGGTCCCCACCAGCTTCACGTCCCCGCAGATCACCACCGTCGAGCAGGCCCAAGCCGCCGCCGACGCGCTGCTGAACCTCAGCATCGGGAACGCGGAGAACGTCGAACTCTCGGTCGTGCCCAACCCGGCCATCGAGCCGGGCGACGTCATCACGGTCAGCGTCGGGGAGCTGAAGCTGTCCGGAACGTTCCTGGTCAACGACGTGCAGATCCCCCTGAGCGCGGCCGAGGCAATGACGTTGACCGTCTACCGGCAATCGAACTAGGAGGCGACCGGTGTCGGTGTACGGGGCGGTCAACCGGGCCGCGCGATCGTTGGCCCGCCGCAACCGCGGGCAGGTCCGGATCCCTACCGATTCGATGAAGTTGGGGTGCCGGCAAGCGGTGGTGCAGTCGGTCAACGCCACCCATCACACCTGCACCGTGGTGCTGGCGAACTCGGCGACCCCGTTCACCGCCGCCTGGTCGGACCACTACCACCCCGCGGTGAACGACACGTGCTGGGTGATGTTCTTCGGCACCTCCCCGATGGTCATCTTCCAGTGCCAGTAAAGAGAAGCGAGCAGGAATGATCCCCCGTTCGCTGGCTAGCGGCATCATTGTCCTGGTCTCTCTCGTGTGGGCGGCGAACTTCTTCCTCCAGTTCGTCGTGTCCACCTACAAACCCGACGTCACTCTCAATGGCGTTTTCATGGCCATCGTCGGGGGTGCGTTGGCGTTGAGCCGAGGCGATAACAGCAAGAAGCGCGACGACGACAACTCGGGCGACAAATCGTGACCGCACACGACGTCCTCGGGTTCGCCATGTCGTCCCTCATAGGATTTTTCGCTGGTTATGGAGCGTGCTGGATGGCCTTGAACGCTGAAAACCCGGACGGGACCCGCCGCAAGTCCTGGTGGTTGACCGAGCAGGCGAGAACAGCATTCGGCCTGATCCTGGTCGTGCTCGCGCTTGCCTCACTCGGCCTGTTCTATGTGACCAACTCGTCGCAGCGGCGCATCGCCGACTGCCAGGCCGAGGTGAACCGGGAAACAGTGGTCGCGCTGCAGGCTAGGTCGCAGGCCAACCGGGAGAACATTCAGGCCGAACACGACTGGCTCGCCTCGGTGGCCGACACCAGCTCCACCCCGGCAACGCGGCTCTCGACCACCCACATCTACATCGAGGCGCTGGAGAAACTCGCGGCGGCCCAAGACCAGAACCCGCTTGTCGCCAAGCAGTGCTACTGACCCATGTTGCCCGTCTCGATCTCCTGCGGCGACGGATACGTGCAGGTGGAGGCCCCGTTCGGGGGCCCTGTGCGGCTGTCAGTACGCGGCCCCCGAGGCGCCGTGACGCTGACCCCGGAGGCGGTTCAGCTCCTCCTGGCCGCCCTGATCGTGGCCAGACGCGACGCCCACGGCCTACCGCTAGGGCGGTCCTAGCGCCATTCAAGAAAACGGAG